TAATAATATGACAGCTACCTATTATGATGCTTATATGGCTAAATGTAAAAAGCCTGAAGCTGAATTTAAAGCAAAATGGGATGGTGGTGATAATTGGATGAATGCTACTCAAGCCGAAGAATGGGGTTTTATTACAGGAGTTAAGAAAGCTGTAGCAATTGACGAAACAACCGCAAAAGCAATAAAGGCTTGTGGTTCACCTATAACGATAAATAATCACGAAAATCAAATAGAAATGGAATTAAGAGCAATGGCAATTGGTGTCGGCTTACATGCTGATGCAACCGAACAACAAGTTACTGCGAAACTTACTGAAATAAGAGCAAAAGCAGAGGGCTTCGATCAGTTAAAAGCAGAAATTGAGCGTAAAGAAAAAGAGCAGCGTGCTGGTGATATCAAGGCAGTACTTGACAAAGCAGAAAGTGATAAACGCATAAAAGCAGATTCACGTGCCGATTGGACTCAGATGCTTGAAGCTAATTTCGATACTACTAAAAAAGTTATAGAAGCATTACCTGTAGTAGCTAAGTTGTCGGCAGAAATTGTGACTTCGGCAAGCGGTGATGGAAAAACATATCAAGGAAAAACATTTGAGCAGTTACAGGATGATCCTGATTTGTTAGCTCATATTGAGCAGGAAAACCCTGAAGTGTTTGAGGTATTATTTGCTGATTACAAAAAACGAAATAATTTAAAATAATCCTAAAAAACTACCGAATATGGCAGACTTAACATCAGGAGCTTGGTTGAATCAATATGTAGCTCCACAATTACTACAGGAATTTAAAAACTACAAAGATGACTTTGTTGGTGTTATTCCTGGTGTTCCTAAACAAGCTATTACGGCTGATGGTGTACGATTCAATAAACTAATTAACAATGTTGGTTTTTTTGTTGGTAATACTCAAGATTTCGTTGCAAAGAAAATGCTTGGTTCTAAAGTATTTGTTCCATGGGAAAAATACGATACCGATCCAACGGAAGTTGATGATGCTGAAATACGTGGACTTGGTTACGATAAACGTAATGAAGTACGTGTTAAGCATACTGAAGCTTTTAAAATTGGTATTAAAAGTCACATCTTACATAAATTGTGCCCTAATGACAATTTATCAGCTTCAATGCCTGTAATGAGAACAACAGGTACTACAGTTGGTTCTCGTAAACGCCTATCATTTGTTGATTTAGTTCAATATCTTGAAATGGTTAAATCGTTAAATCTTCCATTAGAAGAACAAATGTATTTAGTGCTTTGTGCTGAGCATTCAACCGATTTAATTATCGACAGAGATAGTGCTGCTTACTTTGCAAACAAAGATATTTTCTTCGATATGTCTACAGGTAAAGTAAAAAGCATTATGGGATTCAAGTTTTTTGAAAACAACTCTAGCCCTGCATTTACTGCCGATGGAGAAAAGAAAGCATCGGGTTCTGTTCTTGGTGCAACCGATCGTAATGCATCAACATTCTTCTATGCACCAAATGCATTATATCAATTGGATAGTGTGAAATTATTCTACAATCCTGAAACTACTGATACTAAGTCGGCTGATCCAAAATCAGAGTTTAGAACTCAAACATACGGTTTAGTTGATCGTGTTGTTGATTATGGTTTCGGTGCAGTTGTATCAGGTATTGTTTAATCTTTTAAATAGAAATTAGTATGAAAACATACGATAAAGAACAATTGAAAGAAATAGCGGTTGATGTATTCAACCGCTATCCTAAAGCTCAAAAACTTGCAATAACAGTCGATGGTCAAGCATTTATTGTTGATGAAAGCGAAATGGCAGCTAAAAATCATAGTATAAATAATCGCCATAAAAAAGAGCTGGAAATTGTTCGATTTACTCGCGATGAAGTGATTAAGGTTGAATCTGAAGATAAGACTGAAGATAAGACAGAAGCTCCCAAAAAAACCGCAAAGCTATTGATTGAAACAATAACAGGAGCGGAAACGGTTGAAGCTGTAGAAGCGTTGCGAGATGCTGAAATAGCAGGCGAAAAACGTGTAAGCGTACTAACTGCATGTGAAAAAAGAATTGCTGATCTTAAACCTGCTGAGTAATGAGTTTTGCTGGAGCAAATGTAAATAAAATGAACGGTGGTCTCTCACTATCTAGTGAGAGCGACCGTGTTATAGTACTTGTTTGTGGTATGACTTTACCTGCTGGTATGGTCTATAATAAAGCTTACGAGTTACTTGATATTACTATAGTTGAAGATTTGGGTATTACTGAAAGTTCTGATAGTTTGAATGGTGAGCTCGTTCATTATAATCTATCGGAAATGTTAAGACTTTGCCCCGACTTTACCTATTGGCTTATTCCTGTGGATAAGACAAAAACGATTGCTGCATTAGTCGATGATAATGATTTTAAAGCTGAAATAAGAAATATTGTTGATGTTAATGTTATTGGTATAAGTGGTTTGAATACAACTATTGCGAATGCATTAGTTGATTCTGTTGCTTTGCAAGGTTTGGTTGATGATTTTGCATCGGAACATTTGCTTATTGATGGTATTTTTGTTGAAGGTGTTGGTTCTGCTGTACCGATTGCAATAACTGCATATCCTGATCGTAGAACTATTACAGCTCCCAATATTCTGTATGTTGTAAGTCAAGACCCTTCAATTGCTAGTTTAGTTATTGCCAATAAGCTTCGTGCTGGTATTGGTACGGCACTTGGTTCTGTAGCTGTTCGTAAGGTTCATGAGGATATTGGAAGTGTTGATATTGAAGAAAAACCTCGCACACGTAAGGGTGAAGAAAATTACTCGCTAAGTAGCGAAAATCTTGGTCGATGGCTAAGTGCATCGTTAAGTGACGGTACAACTTTTAAAAGTCTTAGCCCAGCAGAGCAAAAGAGTTTGACAGCTAAAGGCTACATGTATGTTGGTTCGTTTGCAAATTACGGTGGCTTTTATTGGAATGGTTGTCCTACGGGAGTAACGAAATCGAGCGATTATGCTTATTTTAACTTCAATTGCATTTGGAATAAAGCAGCTCGTATTATTCGTAAAACGTTGATTCCTCGTGTTCGCAGTAAAGTGCCAACAGACCCTGCTACGGGTTATTTGAAAAGTACATGGGTAACTTCAACTGAAGGTGCTGTATTGTCAAAACTTGAAGCAATGGAAAGTGCTGGTAATATTGAAGGTAAAGATGTACGAATCAATCCTGCTCAAGCTCCAACTGAAACTATACCATTGAATGTGAAAGCAAAAGTGGTGGTAGGTAAGATTGTTCACGAATTCGATGTGGACTTAGGTTTAACTTCTAAATTGTAGAGAAATGGCAACTGCACAAAATCTTGTAAATAAATTCGGCAAAATGACCGGATGGAATAATGTAGTAATTAACCTTCTTGGAAGGGATGTTGTTGGTATATTATCTCTTGAATATGATGACGAATCTGAAGATGATAATGCTTATGGTCAAGGAGACATGCCCATTGGTTTTGGAACTGGAAATTATAAAGCAAAAGTTGCAATTGAATTATATGTAGAGGAGGTTAATGCAATTCAAAAAGTATTACCTCCAGGATCAAGAATTCAAGATATTGCTCCTTTCGATATTCTAGTTGAATACGTGTACCAAGGCATAAAATATAAAGATAGGGTTCGTAATTGTCGATTCAAAGGGCGTGGAATAGCTGTGAAGCAAGGTGATAAAACCATTGCGAACAAACCTCCAATGAACTTGAGTCATATCGATTGGAATATCGTGTAAATAAGAATCGTTTAGTTTGAAAATAGGGCAATATTAAGGTATTGTTGCAAGGAAGGGAAGCTTATTATAAGCTTCCCTTATTAAAAAAAAGAATTAATAATTTAATACATAAGAAAATGAAAAGTTTTAGTATAAAAGGAATTGTATTGTGCCTGTTGGCACTTGTTTGTTGCACGTTGGCAGTAAATGCCTCAAGTATTCATGTTGATTTTGCAAGTTTTTTGAATTATCAGACATCGGAAACGGTTAAGGCTGGTGTTCAATATGCTGTTTTGGCTGGTGTAGGTGTTTCGAGTATAGCTCCCGAAGTGATTAATGATTTTAAGCTAAAGTACGGGAATATTAAGATATTAAAGGTTATTGTTGTTGAAGAACTAAGTGTTATTGAATTGACTAAGGCTGCTGTTTTGGATGAGGCTGGTAATATTTTACAACCTGAAGAAACTGGTAAACGAATTATTACACCTGAAGAGTCATATAGTTTTCTTGTACGTCGTCCCGATCGTTCGCACATAAGAATGTTACTACCATTAGCTCAAGCAAGTAAAACAGACCCGGCTAAGGCCGATGAGTTTAATGAAACGGCTATTAAGAATTTAGTGGTTGGTGGTGATTTGAGTGCTTTAGAAGATGGAATGGTATATGTTGGAGTATGTGTACGTCTTAAAGAAATGATTTATCCAGCTCAAAGTTTTTTAGAGAACGCATAGCGTCATTTGAGATCAGTGATGATGATCTCGTAAGTAAAGGAGATGCCATATTAAGAAAAGTGTATGGCATCGATCCTGATACACTCAATGATGATGAGTGGTGCAAGCGTTATGCAGAATATCTGTTCATCAATAAACTCGATTTTAATAACATGAAAACAGCCGTACTGTCGGCTGCTATAGAAGTATTGTCTCAAATTTTACCTCAAAAGAATAGTAATGGCATCGACAACAACACAATGGATTCTTGAACTTGTTGATCATCTGTCAGCTCCAGCAATGGTGCTTAAAGATGCGTCAGACAAGGCTGCCAAAAGTGTAGATGCTATTGGTGAAAAGGCTGAAAATACAAGTAAAAGACTAAAGGGCATGTCGGCAATGGACATGTTTGCCGTTTCGCAAAGTGTTGATCAGTTAGCTCAACAATTTGATAAAGCAATGGCTCCTGGTATTGCTTTTAATTCATCGGTAAAAGACTTACAGGCATTAACGGGTATATCGGGTGATGCTTTAGATGAATTGGGAGATAAAGCCCGTAAATTAGGTAAAGACTTTGGTGTTGGTGCAACGGGAATGATGGAAAGCGAAAAAGGAATCCTTTCTCGTTTTGGTCCCGATATTGCAAAAAATGGTGATGCTTTAGATGAAATGGGAAAAGACGTTGCCACATTGAGTAAAACAATGGGTAACGACACAACTGGAGCTATGGATGCATTAACAACATCGATGCTTCAGTTTCAAGTTGATTTGAAAAACCCTCAAGAAGCTGCAAGTGAAATGACACGCATGATGAATGTGATGGCTGCAGCAGCTAAAGAAGGTGCTAGTGAAGTTAATCAATCGAGTGAAGCTATTAAAGTAGCTGGTGTTGAAGCTTCAAATCAAAAAGTAAGTTTCGAAGAAACAAACGCTGCTATTCAGGCATTAGCTCAAGGTGGGAAGTATGGAGCTGAGGCAGGAACTGCATTACGAAACGTGCTTAGTAAAATGTCAGGCATTGATATTGTGCCGAAAGAAGCAGCTGCTAAACTCGAAGCTTTAGGTGTTAATTATGATATTGTTTCTAACAAATCATTGCCATTTACTACTCGTTTACGAGAGTTAAAGAAGGCTCAAGGTGATGCAACTATTATGGCTCAGATATTCGGTGTGGAAAATGCTGCTGCAGCTCAAATATTGTTGCGTAGTGCCGATTATCAAGATGAAATGACTCAAAAGATAACAGGAACTAATGTTGCAACTGAACAAGCAACAATTGTTATGAGTAGTTATGCAGAATGGGTAAATCGTACAAAAGCATGGATAAGCGACCTAGGAATTAGTGTTTTTAATGTTGCTGGAGGTATGTTACCATTTGTTGATGGAATGGCTGGAGCTGTAAGTATTATGGCAAATATGGCAAATGCAAAGCAAGGTGTAGGAATGCTCTTTGATATGTTTAAAGAAATGCCAATGATTGGTGGGCTTGTAAGTGGAGCATTTGGTATGATGAGTACAGCAAGTACTATCTTTTCGGCTACCGTTATGGGTATACCGGGGTTTGGATGGATATTGGCAGCTGCTACAGCTTTGGCTGGAGCTGGAGGACTTGTTTATGCATTGCAACGTGCTACAGATGTTCAAAGTGGGTTTAATAAAACACTTCAGCAATCAACAAAATTACTCGATGATGACTTCTATGCTTTAAGGAAAACAAAAGAAGGCACATCGGAACGCAAAAAAGAAATTGAAGAAATAAACTCAAAATATGGTCAGTATTTGACTAATCTATTAACTGAAAAATCATCACTCGAAGATATTGCAAAAGCTCAAGATGAGGCGACTCAAGGTATGGCTAGGAATATTGCTTTAAAGACACAACAAGAAAAGATTGGTAAGATTATTAGTGATTCTATGGTTGATGTAGAAAAATCATTCAATGATGTTGGAGCTTTGATTGCTAGTCAATATTCAGATAAATCTGTTGGATTAAGAGTTGCAGGTGAAGCATCTCCAGCAATTCAAAAAATATTGGATGGAATAAAAAAGAATCCGAGTGATGGAACTGGTATTAATGATTTAGCGAAACAATATGGTTTAAATGCCTACGATGTTTACGAATTGTTTGTGCCAGCAAAAGAAGCCATAATGAAACAAAATGCTCAAGTATCTAAAGTTAATGCATTTTTTAATGGCTATTTAGGCTCGAGTAATGGATTGAAGATTAGTAGTGGTACTGGTAAAAATCCTGATCCAAAGCTAACTGTTGATGATTTAAGTTCAAAAACAACTGGTTTGAGTGGTAATGGTACGGGGTCAATAAAAAATATCAGTCAAAAGATTGATCAGAAACTATATTTCACTATGAATAACGACATGAATGTTGATGCCATAGTTGAGAAAGTAGTTCGAAAAATTAACGATAGTTTACGTGATGGTTTAATAGCTGCTGTGTAATGGGAGAATTGTTTATACCAACGCTTGGTAAAGCTAAAGGACTAATACCGAATATCGATATTGGTTTTGCTGCAAGCCTTCTTAAGGATGTTTATGGTGTTGAAAGCCCTATATATCTTCCTTATGGGTTGCATCATGACTATAAAGCTAGAGGTTATATTATTCCTGAAGCTTCGGCAAATGTTGATGTGAATGGTTATAGTGGAATTTCAATCGTTCCTGAAGAAAAATACGATAGACTTTCAATGTTTGGAACTCCAGTAATGGGATCGTTTTGGGTTGAAGGTGGGTCGTATAAAGTATTTGATGAATGTACTGGTCAATTAATTGACAGACGTTATGATGATTTTGAATTTCCTGTAGCTACTATTGTAAGCCTTCGTCGACCTAAAAATATAATTAAAACTTCTATGCGTGGAGGTTATGGTACAGTGAAGGAAATATATGGCTTTGATGATTGGGAGATTCAGATTGATGGAATTATTTTCGATGATACAAGTCGTAAAGGTCAAAAAACAAAAGATGAGCAAATGGATGCATTACAGCGAATAGATGAAATTGCTGGAAGTGTTTCTATTTTGAAAGGTAGTATTTTCTTGAATAGGAAAATAAGCAGAATAACTCTTGAGGAGGGAATAAGTTTCAATCCTATTCAAGGTAAACCGAATATTATGCCATTCAGCATAAAGGCTTGTAGTGATGATGATATATTATTAACTGGATTGTTATGACTTACGCATTGGATGGTAAAATAGTATTTCATGCTTCAAGAAATCGAAAGGAATTTGAAGTATATCGCTTTAGTGAATTTACAATTGAAAGTAGCTGGAGAAAATTAACTGACACAGCTGAGATTGTATTGCCACGTAAAACTGCCGACTATAATCGCTTTGCGTTACAAGATATATTTAAGGGAGGAGACCCAGTTTCTATTTTGGCAGGATATGACGGTGAGTCGTATGAAGAGTTCTCGGGTTATATAGCTCAAATAGAACCGGGCATTCCCTTAACAATACGATTGGAAGATGAAATGTATCATATCAAGCGATATGTTGTTAGCATAAGTAAAAAGAATTGTGGATTAAAAGAGTTGCTTATTGCTTGTGCTGATGGGCGTGAAGTTGATTGTAATGATACAAATCTTGGTACAGTTCGATACGACTCAGTATATGCATCTGTTGTACTAGAAGATTTAAAAAAACAAGGTATTTATTGCTTTTTTAGAAATAAAGTTCTTACAGCAATGAAAGTGTGTGATTCAAATGCGGAATTAGTTTCAGTAATGATTGAACGTACGGCTGATGAGAGTTTAAAGCAAAAGAATGTAGAAAAGGTACACGTTAAAGTTATTTCGCACCGAAAATTTGGAAAGAACCTAAAGTATGAATGTGGCGAAAAAGGAGGTGTTTCAATAAGTCTTGAGCAAAATGGCTTGAATCAATATGAGATTGAAGTTATAGCTAAAGATGCTTATAAAAAAGCGAAAACACCCGGACTTGATGGTGAGGTTACATTGTTTGGAGTTCCAAGGGTTAAACATGGAATGAGAATGGCTTTAAATAGTGTTATGTATCCTGAACTAAAAGGTACATATTATATTAATGCTGTAAAAAAAACAATGAATAAAAGCGATGGGTTTAAACAAATAGCAACATTAGGAGATAAAGCATCATGAGTGTAGCAGGTGAATTAGTTGAATTTGTAGGCTTATTTAAAAAACATTTAAATAGTGTTGTTAAAGCTGAATTTCGTTGGGTTACTGCTCAAGAAATTGATTGGGATGAAAAAACGATGACAGCTAATGACTCAAATGGATTGCCGTATTATGATGTAATGCTTGGTTTGGGATCAAACTATATAAAGCCTAAGAAAGGTAGCGATTGTTTAGTTTCAATTGTTGAAGGTCAAGATGCTATTGCGTTTTTGCTCTTTGCTGATGAGGTTGATCAGATTTGTTTTAATGGTGATATTGTTTTTAATAATGGCGAAAAAGGCATCCCTAAGCTTAAGGAGTTGGAAGATAATCTTAAGAGCCTTAAAGAATATGTTGAAGCAATAAATACTGCTCTTCCAATAGCATTTAAAGCAGTACTGGCTTCCACTTCGGCAAATGGTACATTGGGATCGGAATCTTATTCGGCATCGATGCTTGGTAAAGTAATTACTCTTAAAGATATGGAGAACACAAAAATTAAGCAATAATGGCGGGCAGAAAAGGCATATTACTTACATCTGAATTTGACTTGATGATTAAGCCGGTTAAAAAGAATGGATTAATAATATCGGGTTTAGTAGTCGGTGATTCTATGGATCAAGATGTGGTTATTATTTTGAAGCTTCAGCAAGGTGAGTTAAAAGAAGATCCTCTTTGTGGGGCCGGATTAACAAAGTTTATGCGAGGTAAATACGATAAATCGCAGATAGATGATAGGATTAGAATTCATTTAACCCGAATGGGCATCGATTACGAAGAATATAAAAAGAGATTATCGCAAACATTTAAAACTCAAGAATAATGACACGACAATATCAAATAATCCAATTCTGCTCAAAATCGGCACGGTTCACGCCTTTTTTAATGGAGTATATGCCACAATATGGTATAAATACATTACAAAGAATTCGCCTTTTTCTTGCACAACTAGCACACGAAAGCGGTTCGTTTGTCTATGTGCGTGAAATTGCTTCAGGAGCTGCTTACGATACTGGAGCAAAAGCAAAGATGCTTGGAAACACACCCGAAAAAGACGGTGACGGCGAAAAATTCAAAGGTCGTGGTTTGATTCAGATAACAGGTAAATCGAATTACAGAAAGTGTAGTATTGCTTTGTTTGGAGATGAAAGATTACTCGAAACGCCTGAATTGCTTGAGCAACCTAAATGGGCTGTAAAATCGGCTTGTTGGTATTGGGAAACGCACGGATTGAATGCTATTGCCGATACCGATAACATTGAATTAATAACAAGAAAAATAAATGGAGGCTTAAACGGAATCGAATCTCGAAAAGCCTTTTACGAACATGCAAAAACTGTAATTGTTTAATATCATGGACTGGACACAAATCATAAGTCTCATATTGAACCTCGCTTTAGGAGGAGGTTTAATAGCATCGTTGGCAACGCTAAAGAGCCAAAAACGAAAAGGCGAAGCCGAAGCCGATAAGGCAAAAGCTGAAGTGAAAACGACAGAATTAGATAATGTTCAGGAGGCTATTACAATATGGCGAAACATGGCAGAAGCTCTAAGCACGGAATTAAAAGAATCAAGGGCTAATTCGAGCGAAATTGCTATACAAGTTGAAGCTTTACGAAAAGAAGTTGCACGCTTAACTACTATCAATAGTAAGATTTTAAAGCTACTTGATAAGATTACTGGAGATAATTTTGAAAAGGTTATTGAACAAATAAAAAAAGAGATCAATGAAACGAATGGGTAAATTATTATTGATACTGCTATTGTTAGTATCAATTTCGTGCCGTAGCACAAAATCGGTTGAGAAAGCTGTAGTAAAAACAAATGTTGTTGAGAAAAAGGATATTTCTACAACGGAAAAAGAGACGTTGCAGGCAACGTCTCTACAGAAAACTGCGGACAAAACAACGGAATGTGACAGTACTTCAGAATCGAAAACTGAGGTTGAATTGTCGAAACCTGATAGTACAGGGAAGCAATATCCAACTAAAATTACTTATACAGATCGATCGGGAAAACGGACGGTTAAAAAGGATGTTGCGGTTGATAAAAATAATACAATACTGGCAACGTCTGTACAGGAAAAACTGGATAAGTCGAAAACTAATGCATCAAATAAATCGAAAACATCGAGTACTGAAGAAAAGACTTCGAATGTAAAATGGTATGCTATTATATTATTCCTGGTACTTGTAATTATTGTCGCTGTTTTATATGCTATTAAACGTTTAAGAATACTGTAATGCTGGTACTAGAAGGACAATCGCTCAGTGATATTGCAGTACAAGCTTGTGGTTCGGCCGAAGCTTCATTTGCTATTGCATTGGCAAACGATTGCTCTTTAACAGAACCACTCGCACCAGGACAAATGTTAATAGTTCCTCCAGCTGTAAAAAAAGACATTGCTGCATACTTTAAAGACAAAGGAATTAAACCAGCAACCGCAATAACAACAGAACAATACAATAACACAATTCAAGGTGAAGGACTTGAGTACTGGACAATAGGTGAAGATTTTATAATAACA